TCGCGCAATAAGTGCGCGAGCGACTGCAGCTGACTGCGTAGCTCCCTGAATGAGTGGTGAGCCCGGGCCTTTTTATCTGAAAAGGACACCGGCCCATGGCCCTCACCGTTACTGCTGCAAACAACAAACTCATCGTCTACCGGAAGGAAGTCTATCGCGAATACGTTCGCGAAAACCTGTTCTCGCCCTATATGGGCGCCTCGATGAACTCGATCATCCGGGTCATCACCGACCTCGACAAGGGCGGCAAGAACGGCGGCGAGCAGATCAACATCCCGCTCCGCGCGCGTCTCAACGCACAAGGCGTCGCCTCCGGCCAGCTCCGGGGCAACGAAGAGGCGCTGGATAACTCCGGCACGCGGTTCTTTATCGATTGGGCCCGCAACGCGGTCACGATCAACAACGCCGACGAGCAGAAGTCCTCGATCGACCTGTGGGGCGAAGTCAAGCCCGCGCTGGTCGACTGGGGGCAGGAGAAGCAGCGCGACGAGATCTGCGACGGCTTCTATGCGCTGCCCTCGCAGGCGGCGCCGGCAGGTTTGGGTTCGGCGCTCGGCCAGCGGGTCAACGGCATCCTGTTCGATGCCGCGACCGCTGCCCAGCGCAACACCTGGATCACCGACAATGCCGATCGCCTTTTGATCGGCTCGGGCAACACGGCAAACCTGGTGGCGGGCAACTTCGCGGCGTCCATGGCCAATATCACCGGCGCCATGGTGATCTCGGGCGCCTTGATCAACCGGATGAAGCGGTCGGCCAAGAAAGCCAACCCGCGCATCCGTCCCTTCAAGCTGAAGGAAAACGGCACCGAATGGTTCGTGCTGTTCGTCGGTCAGGAGCAGTTCCGCGACGCGCAGAACGACGCCGACATCAAGGCGGCGAACATCAGCGCGCGGGCGCGGGAGCAGGGTGGTTACCTGAAGAACCCGATCTTCGTTGACGGGGATCTTCTGTACAACGGCGTCATCATCCGGGAAATCCCGGAACTGTCGCTGCGCCTGCCGGTATTCTACCAGACCGCGGGTGCCGCCGGCATCCAGGTCGCACCCGCCCATCTGTGCGGTCAGGGTGCGGTCGCCTGGTGCTGGGGCAAGATGCCGACGCCGACCTTCCTCAAGGAGGATGATTACCAGTTCCTCCGCGGTGCGGGCATCAAGATGGCGTACGGGGTGGGCAAGATCGCCAAGCTCAACGCCGCCGGCAACTTCAAGGACTGGGGCGTCTATACCGGCTTCTTCGCCGCGGTCGCCGACAACTAAGGCCAGATGAGCTGCAGCGCGGCGAAAATCGCCGCGCTGCGTCACCTTCACCATCATTCATCGGCCGAGGAGGCCACCATCATGCAGACCAAAATCTTGAGCGCGCTCGCCGGCGCGTTCGCCAACACCATCGCGGCGATTGGCATCGCCGCGCTCCTGGCGGGGCCTGCGGCGGCGACGGTGCAGACCATCGTGCCGCAGCAGTCGATCGCGCCGCGCTTGCTCACGACGCAACAGACGCACTATGTGCGGTTTGCGATCGACTTCAACGACTGCCCGCTGCGCGCCGCCGATACCGCGTGTTCGTTCCGGGTTGCCTCACTGCCCTACAATTCGTTCCTGGTAGCGATCTCAAAGCAGATCATCACCACGTTCAACCCGACGACGTCGGCGACGATCGCGCTCGGCACCGCCGCACAGGGCACCGGCGTCATGGCCGCGTTCAACGTGTTCACCGGGCAGGCGACGACGGCCGTGTTCGACACGGCGTTTGCGGGGGCGGGCGAGCTCGTCACCGGCTCGGGGGCGGCGGCAACCGGCATGAACGGCGGCTTCGACATCTGGGCGACCTATACCGTCGGCGCCGCTGGCTCGCAGGGCACCCAGGGCCGGGTGATCTTCATCATCCAGTACATCGCGCCCAATGACGGCGACTGCCTGCCGGCTGTCGCGATCGGCGCGACCGCAACCTCCTGCTGATCATCAATCGGATGCCCGGCTCATAACCGGGCATCCTTCGATCGACCGTTTCGCCCGAACTCCACCAGCGAGGCCGGCGGCCCTCTGGTCAAACACGCATCCGATGCCGGGCGGGGCGAAGCGGGGCCGCAAGGCCGTGGCTCATTGCGTCTTAATCGGGTGAAGCCGTCTTTCAACCTCCACAAACCAAGGAGCCAGCATGGCCAGAGCAGCACGACCGACCGACAGCGAAGCCTCGGAAACCGGGCCCGTGACCGAAACCATCACCTATGTTCCCGGCTCGCAGGATCCGGTCACGGTCAAGTGGTGCGGCCACATGTTTCATGCCAACGTGCCAAAGGAAATTACCGGCAACGCCGCCGGCAACGATCGGGACCAGCTCAATGCCGAACTGATCGAGCGGGCGCGCGACAACAAGCATTTCCGGGTCGGCAGCGGCCGGGGCTCGAAGCGCGAGGCACAGGCCTTGCCGAAAACGGCGGATCAGTACCGCGCCCACATGATCGCCTGGCTGCAGGATGAATCGATCCGCAGCACCGATCAGCTGGTGGCGCGGTTTGCGCAGGACCGCGAGCTGCAGGCCACCTGCGAGGTCGGCGCCGACGACTGGGCGTATCTTGCGACGCTGTTCATGCCGCGTCTGCATGAACTCGCCAAGGCCGACGAGATGACGGAAGCGCAGGTCGCGCACGTCTGGATCAACCACGGCATCAACCAGCTGCCCTGGTAGTTCGTGAAGAACCGGGTGATTTGGTGCGATCGAGGGTGGATGCCGTATCACTATGGCTTCTGCCCGAACAAACGCGCTTGGGACGCCGAGATGCTGCGTCTCAAGCTCACGGACCCACCGCCGTATCCGGCGGAGTACGATGGCCGCTGCTCGCATTTCGAATGCGTGAAGGACCGCAACGCCTGCGCCATCGTCACGATCAGCGATGAACCAAAGCACCCGATGACGAAGGTCGGCATGCTGATCCACGAAGCAATGCATGTGTGGCGGTTCATGCGCTATGCGATCGGTGAGGATGCGCCGTCAATGGAGTTCGAGGCCTACTCGATGCAGAGCATCGCTTCGAACCTGATTCGGGCCTATGAGCAGGCCAGAGGTCCGCTGATCGCCAAACGCTCGGCAAAGTGAGGCAACCGCATGGCCATCAATTCTCCGTTTCGCACCTCTGCCGACCTCGTTCTCGACGTGCTGAAGAACCTACAGGTCTACTCGGTCGGCAACCCGGTCGATCCGGAGGACTTTGCGTTCGTGAACGAGAAGCTCGATCCGACGTTACGCAAGCTCGCGATGCTGGAAGTCGTCTACGTGCCGGATACGAACAATATCCCGGGTGCGTGGTTCTCCGATCTGTCCGACATCCTGGCCGGCGAGTGCGCGTCCAGGTTCGGCTTCAAGGGTCAGGACTTGATGGACATCGTCAACAAGGGCCTTGGTGGTTCTGCCGGCGTCGAGATAGGGGCGGGGACAGCGGCGAAGTCGCTCAAGATCGGCGGTCGCGGCCGTCCGACCTATGAAATCCAGCGGATACAGAATTTCTGATGCGGCCCCCGTCTCAGATCCCCTTCCCGCTGTCGTCGTTCCCGGGCGCCAACCCGCAGGAAGGTGCTGGCCGCCTGATCAACTGTCACGCTGAGCCGCTCGGCGAGCCTTCGAAGCCGACGGCGCCGGCGCCGCAGAAATGGGTCGGCGATGCGGGGCTGTCGCAGTTTGCGATCACGAACCAGACCAACTACCGCGGTGGGCTGATCGTGAAAAACCTCTCCTATGAGGTCTTTGAAACCAACGTCGCAACCGTCGACGCTGCCGGCGTCGTCAACGTGCTGGGCCCGATGCTGGGGACCAAGAAAGTCTCGATCGCGCGCAACCAGGCCGCCGTCGTTGATGTGGTCGCGGTCGATGTCGATAACGGGGCGTTCAAATTGTCGGGCGGCGGTGCGCCCACAGCCTACAACGGCGCCGGCAACCTGCCGCAACCCAATTCGGTCAGTAACCAGGACGGCTATTTCTTCTTCACGATCGCCGACGGCCGCGTGTTTGCCTCCGGCCTCAATGCGCTGACGCAGAATGCTTTGACGTTCATCACCATCCAGGCGCGCGCCGATGTGACGCTGCTGCGCGGCATTCCGTTCTCGGGCTTGGAGCTGTTCTTTACGACCGGGCATTTCGAGGCGTGGCAGGATGCTGCCAATGTGGCGCCTGCGTTTCCGTACTCGCGGCTTTCCGCGGTCGATTACGGCCTGATTCAGCCCGCTGCGATTGCGGGTTTCGAGGTCGGGTTTTCCGAACTGTTGTGGGTCGCGCAAGATTTCGGCGTCTACTGGCTGAGGCCGGGCTCATTGGCACCGACCAAGGTATCGCCACCCGATCTCGACCGATTGATTGAGGCGCA